TGAGCATAACAGGACATTTTCAGGTGATGAAATTGACGCGCTTCTTGAGGAGGATTTACAACGCTTTGAGGCAGGGGTACTACGACTATGTCCTGCTGCTGCTGATAATCAGTGCCACCTTGACGCAATGGTCTCGTTTGCTTTCAATGTGGGGTTAGGGTCACTTCAGTCTTCCACCCTAAGAATGAAGTACAATCGCGGCGACTACGATGGCGCAGCAGAAGAGTTCCTGAAGTGGAACAAAGCTGGCGGTAAAGTCCTTAACGGACTGGTCAGACGCAGAGAAGCTGAACGCGCATTGTTTTTGTCTGGGGGCTAGATGTATCTTATAAGCAACATTCCGTACTTTAAATGCTGGGTACGCAAAGAGTTTACCAACGGCCATCAGGGCTATCACGGCGAGTATGTCCATGCGCTGGCGGTTGCGGTCACCACCATGCCTGACAGGTGTCTGTCTTTTCAGTTGATCTTTACTGGGTGCGAAGCAGACGATGGTAGTCAACCCAACGTACACGGCGGCGCGATGTGGGCAAGAATGCCCATCACAGCTTTGGTTGGTGACATACCGCTGGAAGAGTGGCCGGAAAGGATGGAAACGCACTTTGTGCAGCCGTGGGATTGCAGTTCTTACCACCACTCCATCATATCCATCGACCGCGCCAAACCGTCCCAGTGGCTGTGCAAGATCGACAATCAGTTCTTCAAGGGACGCTACCTGTTCACGGTTGACTACGCTGAGAGCGAAGTGGCTGAAGACCCAGCGCAGCACAAGCAGACACACGTCCTGATCTTAACTGATGCTGGCAAATGGACGGGTAACATCGTAGCATTGCCTAACAACAGAGTCCGCGTCACCAGCCCAGCTTACTGGGTAACAGGTGAAGGCGCACCGGACTTTAAACCTTCGCAGTGGATACACTGTGCGGAGCAAGACGATTCGTATTTAGACCCAGCAGTTACTTTTAACAACTTGTACGCGGAGAAAGAAAATGATGAAAGCTAAGGGCATGGCGGCAGGCGGCATGAACAAGAAAGGCGAGGCAGCAGGCGGCACTGAAAAGATGGCTGGCGGCGGCATGTCCAAAAAGGGCTACCCTTCTGGTGGAGCAATGAAGAAAGGCGGTGCTGCGGGTGGAAAATCAAAGCCCAGCAATCCTAACTACTGAGCCTCAAGAAGATCGCACAGAGACGGTAGCCGAAAGGCTTCAGAAGTGCTTTTCGTGTCCGTCCCTGACCGACCTGAGTGTGTGCCGCAAGTGTGGCTGCTACATGCCTGTGAAAGCGTTATTCAAGGGCGTGAGCTGCCCTGATGGGCGCTGGTAACTCTGATTGGAATAATAGAGTAAATTCAGTACAATGATGTAAATTGCGGAAGCTGTATGAGCATCCCTCCAAGAACCGGAGACTCGCATGGCATACGTGATGACATACAGTTCGCTGCTCGTGGATCTGAGAAGATACCTTGAGCGCGGATTTACAGAGCAGAGCGACCCGATAGTATTTGAACAATTGCCAAGGCTTGTTGCGCTGGCAGAGCGTCGAATTGCTACTGAGCTTAAACTACAGGGGTTCATTCGTGCGATGAACGTCACCCTGCCTGCGGGTGTTGCAGTGCTTCTGAAGCCAGACCGATGGCGCGATACCATATCCATTACTGCCAACGGCACGCCAATCTTCACACGATCCTACGACTATCTAAGAAACTACTGGCCTGACGAGTCTGAACTTGGCGTGGTTGAGTTTTATGCTGACTACGACTACCAACACTGGTTGTTCGCTGGCACTCCTGTGGCCAACACGGCTCTGGAGATTCTTTACTACGAGCTACCCCAGCCGATTGACGACGAGAACCAGCAGAACTGGCTCACCAACTTTGCACCGAATCTATTGTTGTACGCTTGCCTGCTTGAGGCGACTCCGTTCCTGAAGAACGATGAGCGTATTCAGACATGGCAGACCATGTACGACAGGGCAGCGCAGTCCATGTCTGGTCAGGACATCCAGCGCATCATTGACAGAACAGCAGTGAGGACGGACGCATGACCACATATACCGATGTATTCGGTGGTGCAAATATTTACCCGAGTGAAATCTCGTATGCATCATACAACCTCACGGCAAACGTAACGCTGAACTGGCCGGTAGAGTCATCTGCCACTGGCAACTTCACGGCTCGGATTATAGACGTTACTCAAGATCAGGCTGGTCGAGTAATCAAGTTACCGCCTGCTGACGAGGCTGGTGATGGCGAGACTATCCTGTTCAACAACTTGGGATCGTTTAGCTTCATTGTCCAAAACAACGCAGGTACGCAAATACTCAGTGCTGCTGCTGGTAGCGTGTTTCAGATATACCTGTCCAACAACAACACTGCTGCTGGTGTGTGGCAGGTATTCCAGTACGGCGCATCAGTCAGTGCTGCAAACGCATCTTTGCTGGCAGGCACAGGTTTAAAGGCTATTGGCACGGCGCTGTCAACAGCAATGCCTGTTAACACGTTTAACTCAAACTACACGGCTGGTGTATCTGACAGGGCATTCACATTTGTCTGGACTGGATCTGGCTCGGGTACGTTGACACTGCCTGACCCTATTACTGTGGGCAATAATTGGTTTATTGTTTTGCGTAATGCTGGTGGCGGTAACGTGACGGCAACGCCGGGCGGGACTGCAACAATCGACGATCTGGCTTCGCTTGCCTACCAGCCCGAAGCTTCATCGATCATTGTTACCGATGGCACAAAATTCTACACCATTGGTCTTGGTCAGCCTGCTCAGTTTGCTTTTGACTACACAACGATTGCAGTGGCAGGAACAGGTAACTACGTTTTGGCAGGTAACGAGCTGAACCGTATTGCCTATAACTTTACAGGGGCTTTGACCGGCAACCGAAACATCATTGTCCCTAACACGGTACAGCAGTACTGGGTGACTAACTCAACCACTGGCTCGTACACGCTGACAGTTAAGACATCAGGCGGCACAGGCGTAACCATCTCTGCTGGTGCGCGAGGCATTTTCTACTGCGATGGCTCTGACGTTGTTGACGCAGACACCTCCACGATCTCATTGCCTGTTGCAATAAACCAAGGTGGCACAGGCGCAACTACAGCGTCTGCTGCGCGGATTAACTTGGGTGCGACCACTGTAGGCGATGCGCTGTTCACGGCTGCTTCACAAGCTGCTGCTTATGCGGCTCTTGGGACATTGTCTGGAGGCACGTTCTAATGCCAATCATGACCACAATCATAGCGTCCAAGCCCGGCATCAAGCGGGACGGCACTATTTTTGAGGGCGACAATTACACTGATGGCCAGTGGGTAAGATTTCAGCGTGGGCTTCCACGAAAGGTTGGCGGTTACCGATCCATCAGTAAGTATTTGACAGAGGTCTCTCGCGGCATCAGTGCGTGGACACAGCAAGGCTTCCAATACTGCCACAGCGGTTCAGAAAGCGTGCTGGAGCGATTTACAATTGACGGCAGTGGTAACACATCAATCATCACGGACAGAACGCCCGGCGTGGCTCCATCAGGCTCTGTTGAGCTTACTGGCGGCGCAAGCGGTTCTGTTGATGGGATAACCGTTGACGGTGTCCAGATTATGTCTGGCGCAGAAACATTTGATACAGATCTGGCGACCACAGCAGCAAACGTAGCGGCAAACATCAATGCTTTTACGGTTAACTTTACTGCTTCGGCAGTAGGCGCAGTCATTACGATCACCTCAGTCACTGAGGGTACGGCGCAGAACGGAGACGTTGTTGCATGCACCAGCACAACCATAACCACGACGACTACCAATCTTGCGGGTGGTCAGGTTCCGCTTGAGAGCAATCCACTGAACATGTGGATGTTTGACTTTCAGTACGATCCGAGTGCGTCACAGAATTATATCCTTGCACATGTTGCGCCGAATTTAAGCTGTACCTGCAATGACGTTGGTGGGCAGATATTTTATGGCGATGCTCTCGGAACAAGTAAGCTTGAGAACATACCGCTGCCTTCGGGGATGAATGCCACTGGCGGGATTGTTGTTGCCCACCCATACCTCGTGTACTTCGGTACGGATGGGATGGTTGGCTGGTCAGTGCCGGGCGCTCCGGCAGATCTCACAGGTTCTGGAAGCGGTCAGGCAAGGCCGTGGAGCCAGAAGTTTATAAAGGGTGTCTCACTGCGTGCTGGCGCGGGTAACGCCCCTGCTGCCTTGCTGTTCGCCTATGACGCGGTGGTGCGGATGTCGTTTACTGGTGGCGCAACTGTGTTCCAGTTTGACGTTATTGCCACAGAGACTTCGATCATGTCACCCAATTGCGTGGTTGACTATGACGGTGTCCTGTACTGGGCTGGTGTTGACAGATTCTTGATGTTCAATGGCGTGGTTCGTGAGGTCGAAAACACTCTGAATCTGAACTACTTCTTTGATAATGTCACCGAAGGTAACAGACCAAAGGTGTTTGCATTCAAAGTGCCTCGCTTTGGTGAGATCTGGTGGTGTTATCCGAGGGGTGACGCTACTGAGTGTACCCATGCGGTAATTTACAACGTCCGAGAGAACACATGGTACGACACTGAGCTGCCTAACCTTGGTAGGTCGGCAGGGGTGTACAACAACGGTTTGCAGGCTCCGATCCTCACTGGTGTTGTGCCGACTGATGACGGCTACAAAGTGTGGCTGCACGAGAAGGGTGTTGATGAGATTGATGGAATTAATCTACAACCTATTAACAGCTTTTTCACAACGGCTGACATTTCAGTTGTGGCCTCGCAGTCAATGAATGCCAAGGTTAGGGTGATGGCTGTTGAGCCAGACTTTGTGCAGTCAGGGCCAATGACATTGCAGGTAGTTGGTCGAGCTAACGCCAGAGCGCCAGAGGTGTTTAGTACGGTATTTGAGTTCCCTGAGTCTGCCTCGCAGCCTTATGAAGAAATTGTGATGCTGAAGGAGCAGAGGCGTGAGCTTCGATTAACTTTCACCTCTAACGCTGTCGGCGGGACATATCAGATGGGTCAGATCATTGCCCAGATCGATACTGGCGACCACACGGTGCTAGGATGATCATTATTACCAGACCGACAGGCATGAAGCTTAGAGATTGGGCTGACCAGATATCAAATGATCTTGATAAGTATGGCATATTTGGCAAGCTGATGGATGACAACAAATGGCAGGACTGGGGCGTTCAATTACTTGCGCCTCTGAGTCTCGGTGGTTTTAATATCCCCAGCCCTTACCAGTTTGACGACTGGAAAGAGTGGGCAGAACGGGTGTGCGGAGAGTTAGCATGATGCAAGGCTACGAGAAGAGCAAGATCAAGATTGGTGACCGTCCAGCAGTCGAGGAGGAGCGCGAGATTTATCTGCCTGACGAGTACCTTCGTGGTGGTGCAGGTCGCAGACCGTTAGTCATCCGTGGCTTTGATCCTGATGTAGACGGGTCGATGGGCGAGTACATGTCCTACAAGAAGGGTGGTCTGCACAAGGCGGCGAAACAAGTTCGCGGTGCGGGTCGTCATGATGACACTATCTTGATCCACGTTAACCCTGATGAATTTGAACAGATGCGTAAAGCATTTGGTGATCCAATCATCAACCCAGAGACTGGTCTTCCAGAGTACGGGTTCTTTAGCAAGGTTAAGAAGGCTCTGAAGAAGATTGCGCCTGTACTGAGCGTGCTGAGTCTGTTTACCCCGATACCGGGACTAAACACATTGGTCTCAGGCGCACTCGGCAAGATTGCTCCGAAACTCCTTGCGGCAAGCAGCACAGCAAACACATTGGCCTCTGGTGCTATTGCTGGCGGTATCACTGGTGGAAAGAAGGGTGCAATCACTGGTGGTCTGGGTGCATTCGCATCAACGCCGGGCGTAGCACAAAGCCTTGGCAGTGTCGTGCCGGGCGTGCAGAACCCTGAGATACAGACCGCCATAGGTCGCGGCATTGCTGGCGCTGGTGGTGCTGCGTTAACAGGCAGAGACCCACTGACAGGCGCTCTGACGGCTGCTGGCGCTGGCTACGGTGCTGACCAGATCAGCAACTCCAATTTCGTGCAGCAAGGTCTTGCTGGTAGCCCACTAATGCAGCAGGCGGCTCTAGGGGCTGCACAGGGTATGAATATCGCTGGCCAGACGGGTGGTGACATTGGTCGAGGTGCAATCGCGGGGGGCGTGCTGGGCGGGGCTATGAGCGCAGCAGATGAGGCTCTGGCAAAGTTCCGATCAGGTCAGGCAACATCTTATGGCATTAATCAACAAGATCCACTGCAAAGAAACAGATACTTTGATCCTGCGTCAGGCATCATGATGCCTTCTCCAATGGCTGGTGGCCCATCTGGCTTGTATAATATTGGATCGCCTGCGGCTGCGCCTACACAACTTGCGGCAGGCATAGCCCCAGCGGTCAGCAACCTGATCGACATCAACCGACCAGAAATATCGGCAGTGATCTCTCAGTTATCGCAAGTGCCTAACAAACAGGCTGCGGTACAGGCTGCAAGCATGTTGGGCGCAAACCCTGATACACGCCCTGTTTACGATGCAATGTCCAACTTCACTGCGTGCGATAACGCTCCGCACTTTGGCGCGTGCTTTGCCCAGAACTTTGGCATGTTCATGAACTCCATCAGCCAGAATGCGCCTAAACTTTCTCAGCCTGTGATGGGCGCTAAAGTTGGCGGTCTGGCACGATACGCCGAGGGTGGGTATGTTGATGGTGATCCCACACGGTTGGCCATTGGTGGCCCCGGCGATGGACAGGATGACCTTATTCGCATGGACTTGACTGACGGTGACTTTATCATCTCTGCTGACGTTGTCAGTGCATTAGGCTCTGGCTCTACCAGCGCGGGTGTGCGTGCGCTTGAGTCGATGGTTGGCAGCGCAGTTGGTGATCAGGAGATGGGTTCAGGATCTGACGCTGTGCCTGCCTTGGTCAGCGATGGTGAGTTCCGCGTGCCTCGTGCGGCGGTAATGGCTCTTGGCAACGGATCGATTGAGAAAGGTTCTGAGGCTTTGTACAAGCTGATGGAAAATGTTCGCAGGTCTTATCGTAGTGCTGGTGTTAAAGACATTCCGCAGAAGGCAAAGTCGCCACTGCAATACATGAAAGCGAGGGCTAAATAATGTCAAGTCTCTTTGAAGGCACACCTACACAGGCTACTTCTGGGCAGACTGCAACCGCTGGACAAACCCCGCAGTGGTATCAGGACTTGCTGTATCAGCAGATGTCGGCTGCGAAAGCTGTCGCTGACATGCCCTTTGAACCGTACTCAATGCCGAGAGTTGCAGGTCAGACACCTGACCAGACTGCGGCATATCAATCGGTACGTCAGAATATTGGCGCATGGCAACCGTCTTACGATGTGGCGATGAAAGGTACGCAGTCACTGGCCGGTGAAACGCCCGGCGTGACCTCTGGTGTAGGCTACATGCAGGCTGCTGCTGGCTACAACCCGATGCTGACCCAACAGCCGTACATCAACCAGTCATCTGCTGAACTGGGCAACGCGCTGCGTCAGAATGCGTTTAACGTAGCCGCACCACAGACCTACCAAGCGATGGGTATGTCGGGTCTTGAGACTGCTGCACCGTTTTTGATGCAAGGTAGCGCCCTTGGCTTGAACGCGGCACAGAGTTCTGCTCCGTTGGCCATGAACTACCTGAACCCCTATACGCAAGCGGTTACCAATCAAATCGCGCAGTTAGGTGGACGGAACTTAAGTGAGAACCTTCTGCCTGCGGTATCGGATCAGTTTATCCGTGCAGGTCAGTTTGGCGGCTCTCGCATGGGCGAGTTCGGCGCAAGGGCTTTGAGAGACACGCAAGAGGCTGTACTGCGTGAGCAGTCACAGGCACTGCAACAAGGCTACGGTCAGGCTCTAGGGGCATCACAGACCGATCTGGCTCGTATGCTTCAGGCAGGCAGTCAACAGGCTCAGTTGGGTCAGACTGCTGGCGGCATGACGGCGCAGCAACAACAGCTTCTCATGCAAGGCGCACAAAACCTTGCTGGTATCCGTGGTCAGGATCTCAGCAGAATCATGCAGGGTGCAGAGCAGTACGCGGGTCTCGGCCAACAGGTTGCGGGTGCAACTCAGAACTACGGTTCAGCCTTGCAGAACATTGGTCAGGGTATTGGCAGTCTGTCGTTGAGCGAAGCCCAGAGACAGCAGAGCGCACTTGGTCAGTTGGCTGATCTTGGCACTAACCAACAGCGCATGGTTGCACAAGATGCGGCGGCGATGGAGACGATTGGTCAGGCGCAACAGTCTCAGAAACAACGTGAGCTTGATGCAGCCTACCAGCAGTTCCAAGAGCAGCAGCGGTATCCACAGCAGCAGCTTGATTGGTATCAAGCGCAGCTTAAGGGGACTGGTCAATATTTGCCATCTACGACGACTCAAAGTGGCTATACTACTGAGATGGGTCAGTCACCGCTTGCACAGTTGGCGACAGGGTTTGGTACATTTGCTGGACTTCGTGAGATGGGGAGCAACTAATGAAATATTACGATCCAGTAACTAAGAACGAGTATAACTCATACGATGAAGCGGTGGCTGATGGTGTTACTAATCCAACAACAACGCCACCTGTGCAGTCTACTGGAACTATTGCCAATACCGCGACTACCGCAGCAACGCCAAAGCCTGCAAACATACCCACTTACGGGTACGAACTTCAGCAACTAATGAAGCAGTACGGGGTTAACTCTCCAGTTGCTCCGAGAACGACTGACCAAAGCTTGATTGACCAGTATTTTAAAAAGTTGCAGACTCCGATGTACCAGACACCAACGGGTAACGGTTTATTTGACCAGTACCTGAATATTGGTCTCGGGAACATTGCCTCACCGTTTGGCCCTATGACGCGGTTCTACCCCGGCCAAGCGGTTGCGCCTGCTGGATCTCGTTATGATCCTGTGACCAACACGAATGTGAGCGTGACTGATCCAGCAGGAGCGGCATCTGGACGCATTACAACAGGCACTCCGAATATTGGCGGTAACCAGTGTCCTCCTGACTTTAACTTTGATCCTGTATCACGAAGCTGTGTTCCGACTATGAACACAGGTCTGTTAACTGGCGGTCAGTCTCAGAGTGAGAAGCAGCCAATGCCGACCTGCCCACCCAACACAACGCTTGATCCTGTTAACCGGATTTGTGTTCCGAAGGGTTGTCCTGCTGGCTATGAAGCAGATGCCTCTGGCAACTGTGTGGCCAAGTCAATGCAGGTTCCTTGCCCACCCGGCTTTAACCGTGATGCGTCTGGGGTTTGCATTCCCATACCTGCACAAACAACTACACCTACACCTTGCCCAAGCGGTTACGTGCGATCAGCAACTGGCGAGTGCGTACCAGACCCTGAGCAATTGGCGTTGTTTAACAAATACTACCAAAGCCCACAGGCTGGCGAGTACGACATCTACAACGCGATGAGCAAAGGCAATTTGAGTGAAAACCTTGTGAGAGATCTTGTATCTCAACGCGGTGGAGAAAATGTCGATGAATGGCTTGCAAAAAATGTTGACCCAGATAAGACGTTCAGTGCTTACGCAATTCAGAACCTTGCAGCACAAGGCAGACCAGACGATCCTAATGTTGCGAATCGCGGTACGCAAAGCGGTGAGAACAGGGTGTTCGACCTTTACCAACAAGGTGCAATCGGTCTCAACGAAATTGAAGACGCTATGGGTAAAGAGAACGTAAAGGACTGGATGCGTGCGTATCGTCCAGACACCTATAAACAAGTTTATGGCTTTGCCAAAGGCGGCTCCGTGGGTCTTGATGGCATGATGAAAAAGTATCAAGTCGGCGGCAGCAACCGTATAACCGACTTCAACTCTATGTTGGGTCAGGCTCCTGCGGCTCGTCCTGCGATGATTGGCCAACCACCAATGCGCGAGGACGGTCTTAACCAGATGATGCAACAGTACAATGTTGGTCGCACAAGTAACACGCGCCAAGATTATGATCAGGCATCCGAGAGACTGAAGCAGGCAATGATGAGCGCGTCCGAGGCAACCCCTGTGGCTGCTGGCCCATCAAAGGCTGAGATGTACTTCCGTCTGGCTTCTGCGTTTGCCAAGCCCACACCGACTGGCAACTTCTTTGAGTCGCTGGGTAACGCTGGTGCAGAGCTTGCTGCTTACAAGGGTGATGTAAGGGCGGCAGAGTCTGCTGCGGCACAACAGAGACGAGACTTGGCCATTGAACTGGCTAAGGCTGATGTCACTCGTGCGCGTGATATTATGGAAATGGAAAGTGAGTCAGGTCTTCCAATTTCTCCTGAAGGCAAAGCTGCTTATGACGAAGGTTTAATACCGGGTACGCCTGAGTTCGCCGCAAGGGCGCGAGAGATAAAAGAACAAACTAATTTAGCGAGATTAACAGCAGCTAATGCAGCACCGGCACGCATGAGTACAACTGAGGCAAGAGCAAAACTTGATGCTGAACGAGAAGTTCTACAATCAGAAATTGCAATTGATGCTATAAACAAAGCAATAGCATTATCGGAAACTGCCTACACAAAATCTATTCCTGATCAAATTCTTTACGCACAAGCAAAAATCATAAACCCTGATAATGAAAGGGTCGTAGCAACACAGTTGATGGAACAATTGGTAACTACAAACTTGTTAAGCAGCCTAAAATCAATGTTTGGCGGCAACGTAACCGAAGGAGAACGTCTCATTGCTCTGGCAACACAAGGTCTTGAATCAAAATCTGTTGAGGCGAGGGATGAAAGTTTCAAAGAACTATTGGGTAATGCTAATAGACGCAACACATATCTAACAAGTTTGATTGAAAGAATTAACTCGCGTGAATTTATGCAGTATGAAGATTTCGTAGCACCAGAATCCACTGAATTGACCGCTGGTCAAGAAACAGGAGTCATCTAATGTCAAAACCTCTATCAGGCTTAGGTGGATACACACGCGCTCTTGGTCAAGGTCTGTCAATGGGTTGGAGTGACGAAGCAGAAGCGAAAAAGCGTTCATCTACGACTGGGATGCCATACGAACAGGCTCTGGCACAAGTGCGTAACGAGTACAGCCAGTTTGCTCAAGACAATCCAATAGGCGCTCCATTAATGGAGTTTGCTGGTGGTATAGCTCCGTCAATTGCTGCGATGTTCGTGCCGGGCGGTCAGGCTGCTGGCGCAGTGTCTGGAGCAAGAACGCTCGGTGCATTGGGACAGGCAGCAAAAGCAATTATCGGCGGCAGATCCACTGGCCAGAACGTGCTTCGGGCAACTGGCACGGGCATAACCACTGGAGCAATTTCTGGTGCTGGCTCAACTGAGGGTGATCGGTTAGTTGGTGGTGCTTTTGGTGCTGGTATGGGTGGCGTACTTGCGCCTGTTGCACAGCTTGCGCCTGCGCTTGCTGGAGCGACTTACAGAAGATTGGGCGATAGGTTTAGGTCAGGTGACAATTTGCCATTAACAGCACCGCAAATTAACCCGCCTGATTTGACACCCATTGAGGTTGCTGCTGCGAGAAGAATGACAAAAAGTCTTGGAGACATGACTCCCCAAGAAATGATGCAGCGAATTAATGAGGATGCGCTGCTTGGCGTTCCAAGTATGCCTGCAAATGCAAATAGAGGTTTGCTAAATACAGCAGAAATAATTGCACAAATGCCCAATCAAGCCGCCAACGTGATTGAAGGCGCGTTTGAAGGTCAGCGCGGTGATGTACGAAACAGGATTGTTGGCCAGATAAGAAATAACCTTGCGCCAACAACGTATTTTGATGATCTCCAAAACTTGCAACAAGGAATGCAGGCTAGGGCTAAACCGCTGTATGACGCGGCTAGAGCAGTAGGTGCAGTTGATGATCCTGTAATATTAAACTTTATGCAGCATCCAATAATTCAAGACGCTTACAGGACGGCATCAAGAGCTGCTGACATCAGAAAGAATACAGCAATTGCTTTGGGTGAAGATCCTTCAGAGTTTGAGCTATCAAGAATAATGCGACCAACTGGCAATTTTGATCCCGCTGCAATTCAAAGATTGCGCGAAATGGGTATACCTGAAAATAGAATTACTGAGTACTTGTCTAGCGCAGGCGACTCTGCAATGGAAATGGCAGAAACAGTTGTACCTGACGTAAATACCTTGCATCAAATTAAAGTGTCGTTGGACAACATGGTGAACTCATTGTACTCCAGTGAGAACAAAGCAATTCGTGACAGTGCAGGCGCTGTTGAAGATTTGCGCGATAGATTCGTAGAACGGTTTGACATAGTGGTTCCTGAGTATGCTGCGGCTCGTGCTGCATACGCTGGCGATAAACAAATTGAAAACGCTTTAACGGCTGGCTTTAATGAATACAAAGACACGCCACCAGAAGTGTTGGCAAGAATGTTTAGCACTCTTAGTGATAGTGAAAAACAAGCCTATCGCACTGGCTCGGCCAGAAAGATTTGGTCTACAGTGATGAACCCAACTCAAGACCGTAACTTTGCAAGAGACGTAATTAATTCACCAGCGGAACGTGAAAAGTTAAGAATAATGTTCCCCTCACAAGGCTCATACGATCTTTTTGAGGCAGCGTTGTTGCGCGAAAAAGACTTGTATGCTGGGGCAACGAGGGTTCTGTCTGGCTCACCAACGGCACGCAGAACTGCTGGCATGAGAGAGTTTACAGAAGATCCATTGCTTGATACCGCATCGCAATTTGTTCAACAAGGCTTTGAAACAGGTCTTGTTAACAGCGTTTTAAACCTAGTTCAGAGAGGTACGCTGTCTGACGATCTGGCTGCAAAAATGGCAGAGTGGCTGACATCTAACGATCCGCAGAAGATTGCCGCTGTTGTGCAGAAGCTTGAGCAATATCAGGCTACTGCTGTGCCTACCTTCGGCAGTCGTCGAGCAGCGTCAACTGGCTTCGTTGGTGGCGTTCAAGGCATGTCTGGAGAGGCTGGCTTGCCGATCAGAGACGAGGGTGACGAGGAGTAAGGCACGACACTTCCCGCGAGTGCGGCGGCTGTCGTCACCGTTGCCTATGCATCAATGGAGCGTGGCTCTCATGTGCAGGCTTTTGGGCGATTCTAAGTTGGCTATTAATGCCTTAGCCTCTAAACAGGCTCTGTAGGCTCGCTGGTGAGCCGTAAGCGTTAGGTCGGCACATACTACTATGATTGCGCCTTGCTCGTGTGGGGCGCAGCATAGGACGGCTCCTGATGGGTATTTAACGAATCGCATCATCGTGGCCTTTTCTTGTGGAATTCAAGATTGTCGTCAATGTAAAAACCCGCAGGCATTTTGTTAGTCGCATCCAAACTAACTGACTCGCCTCGCTTTTTAACATCGATCTGGCCACCAGCCTCAAAGAATTTCTTCATGTCTTCGTCTAACTTTTTGCGAATATCATTTTCCATTGCTTCCTCCAGTTTTCTTTTAAGCACACTGATCTCTATGTTTAGCTTTGTTGGATCTCGCGCAACTGTAGCCTGCCACTCTTTTTCATCAATCGCGTACCGCAAAAAATCATTGTCTAATAACATTACTGCCTGCTGAAAAACACAACGAAAATAGTAATCGCAAGAACAATGATTGTACCGCAGATGATCATAGACTCCTTGACCATTTTCTTTGCTTCAGCTTCGTGCTTTTCTCTAAGCTTGGTTACTGTGTCTTTCATAACTCTCCTTTAGTGCGGACTGTAGTGCCGCGTCTTTTATCTTGGCACTGATTGCTTTGCTTATAAGAAATGCTTCCTGAATACTAAGGGCGGCAAAAAGTTCAGTGCTTTCGTCAGCCCACAGGTGAATTACTATTGTGGGTTCTTTGAGTTTAGTCTGATATTTATTAGCCGCAGACAGTGTTTTAAAAGAGTTTAAAAATGTAATTGTGTCTGTCATGTTTCAGTCCTCCCCGGCATTCCCCACCAAGTACCGTTTGAACCATGTTTAATCTCCATGCCTGTTGAGCTAGGAGCAACGCAAACCCGTTCCCCATGCGTACCCACACGGTGTCTGTCAAAGTTGCTTAAAGTGCTGAATACCTCTTTGCAAGTAGGACACATGCATCGCTTGTTTGTTAACCTTGCTGATGTCATTGGACTCATCGTGTCACCTCTCTTGGCCTACCGGCTCCGCACTCGTGTGCTTGGTACTCAGTGTGTATGTCACCGACCCTGTGTATTCCATCCGCTTTCCGCTGAGTAGCATCAATGTCAATCAGCCTCTGGATGTCATCACTGCGTTGATAGCGTGTGCTGTGAGTGCCAATTAGGTAGCCAAGTGCAATGCCAATTATTAAGATTATAAGTTCCATCACTCACCTCCACGCTGGCGAATTCGCCACGAGCTTTTCATGCAGCCGGTTTTGTACAGGATTTCTGTACTCTGTTCTTCTTATGATGTTTAGGATGCCTCGGTGCTGTTTAATCAGGCAGCGAAACTTAAAACGGTTGTAGTTACCTCTTCGGGCTATCAATCCCATCACTGACCTCCCTTGCCTGCTGACGCATGGTGATCGTAATAAACCGCGCCGGTTTCGGTAAATATCTGGAATTTCCAGTAAGGGTGGCAGTTTAAAACCTTGTTGCTATCATTAAATCGAACATTGAAATTCGCTGATGAGTTACCTCCGACTATTGCCCCGGCCTCCCCGTTAACCGAACATCTCATACCCTTTTTCACAGGAGGTATGCCGCGATAGTCGCACACTCGGTTAATTGCTTTTTGAGTGTTTCCCATCACTCACCTCCCTTGCCTGCGTACAAACACGCGATCTTGACCCGCAGCATTTGATCCAGTTATCTCTCTTATTTCGTAGGTTTCAACGAGGTAATCAAGACAAGCCAGCCTAGTCCATACATCGCCTGTTACATTGCTTATCGCTTCCCCTGAGCGCACCGCGCCAGAAAGTTTAAGCTTTTCATTTACAGAGTCCCTGACCGCCAACAGCATTTTTATGCCTGACTCTGTAAACAGGCTGTGCTTTTGCTCTTTGTAGTCGTACATCACTCACCTCCCTTGCCTGCTTCTGGGTGAATCAACCCCACGTTTGCCCGCATTGCTTTCTCTAGCGGATTGTCGGAGTGGTCTAATGCGTAAGACACGGATTCAACCTCCCACGTCCTACCCCTTATGCTGATAAATGAACCGGGCGCAGGGACTATCGACGACTCGACCCAAGCAACCATTCCTTTCCCACTGTAGTATTCCACTCGGTCTTTGTTAGCCACGATCAGTCCCCTTGCCTGCTGATAGCAGTGCTTGCGCTTGTGGAAGATACGGATTGCCGGGATCATTGCACTCTGCATATTCCACCATCCCGCGCATGACAACTCTCCATTGTGAAGGAACCACCGGCTCCCCTCCTTGCAGTGCTTGGAGTGCGGCGATGGCTTTGTCAATCATTTTTCGGTCGGGAGAATAGGCAGACATGTACGGTTTTGATTTGTCCATCGCCTCTATCGCTTGCTGAATTGCGTCACTCATACCGTCCCCTTGCCTGCTGAATCATCAATCCATTCGCCCGCTGTCAGTATCTGCGCAAGTTTTTGCTTTTGCGCCTCCATAACAGCATCCCTAACAGCCACCCTCACAGCATCCGCCGCAGCAGCCCTCGTAGCATCCCTCGCAGCAGCCCTCGTAGCATCCCTCGCAGCATCCCTCGCAGCAGCCCTCGCAGCAGCCCACGCAGCAGCCCACGCAGCAGCTCTCGCAGCATCCCACGCAGCAGCCCTCGCAGTATCCCTCGCAGCATCCCACGTAGCATCCCACGTAGCATCCCACGCAGCATCCCTCGCAGACTCTAACTCTGCGTCTGTCGCCAGACCCTCGCTATGTCTCCATGCCACATCAAGCGCGTCAATGCTTCGTCGGTCGGTCATCAAGTGCTGCACTTGTCTGGCGCACCAGACGGCGTATTTTCGCCAGAGATTGCTATGCTCTGGCAAACAGCGCAACACCCACAGCGTGTCGTCCAGATCATTCGAGTCCAGTATGTCGGTGACCGGAAACTCGACAGACATATCGGCTTTGTTACCGCCTTTTGACGCCAACAGTTTTTCCCAGCCTGATTCACATGGGTTGTGAGCTTCAATTTTTTCCAGTGTTATTGTTATCATTCTTGTTCTCCTTGCCTGTTGTCAGCAGGGCTTTTATTAATTCGTACGCCGCGTCATCAGGCCAAAATGTCTGCTGTCCTCCATCGGGAGCAGTGACCAAGATTTCGTTATAAGTCACAGAGCCTCGCTCAACTCTGTAGCCGTCAGGAACCACCGGCTGCGGGGCTTTGTAATACGTACCGCTCATGTCGCCCGGCTTATTACATCCGTATGCTGGCGCATTATTGCCGTGACAGGTAAAAACCACGGGCTCCGCGCTGCGTTGTAGGGCTGCTTGCCATGCTTGCCAAGTCCGCCATGCCGACTCCATAGCATTCGACTGGTAGCGCCCTGTGCTGTCGCAGTATTTATAAATATGCGCGTCTCCGGTGTAGTCGGCATACCAATGTTCAAACGCTTCTCTGCTCATCTCGCCCTCCTGCACCTAATGCGGTGCAGCAAATAAGTTATGTAATGTTGGTTGTGCTTCATCGCGTCCACACCAAAACAAGCGCAGTTATGACTATGGTCGCAGCGGATATTAAGTAGCCCAAGACAATCACAGCCGCCACCCGATTAGATACGTCCCTTGGCTCTACCGTTTGCGCTATCGCAAAAAAGAGCATGTAAAATATAAACGCGGTTAAAAGTATGTTTAGTGTCATTTCCCACCCCTGCTGCACTCAATGCGGTGCAGTAGCCATTTAATGTAGTGTGCGTTGTGTTTCAAGGCTGTAATCACTTGATCATCCGCAGCGTTGGCTTGCCGCGTTTTTTCAGCACTATGTCGTAACCCATAGCAAGCGCAACAGCAGCAATCTTATCTAGCCGAGGAGTCATCGTGCCGCCACTTTTCCACTTGTACAACGTAGTCCAATGACAGTTGGCAGCTTCAGCCAGCTCACACAAACCAGCATCGTTGTAGCCCCACAGCCTGCCTATAATCTGCATAAACAACTCATGCCTTGAGTCGCTGGGTATTTCGATTACAACAGTTTGAGTTTTCATAATTAATCCTTTTTGTTATTAAAGAGGCAAATCATCTGGGTGCAGCACTCTGGCTATGCGGCTTGGGTAACCCAAGATTCGGCATTTCTCTTTTACAGTGTGGCAAGCCCCTACGCCGTCAACCCACCACATGCTGTCATCTGGAGCGTCAACAAACTCTTGGTTTGTCATTTCCCCTTCGTCTGTGTACTGGCACAAAACCCACTTAGTAGTAGTCATTCTGTATCTCCTCAAGTTCTGCATTCCACAACTCAGATGCTTCTGCATCAGCCTTAGCTACCAGTTTGTCGCAGCCATTCCATTTGGCGTATGAAATCATGGTTGCGTCTTCGTCAATTGAAACGGCGACAATCTTGCCTTCTTCAAACTCAAACAGGGTAGGCTCTCCGCTTTCATCCTCAACATACACTTCACCAGTGTACTCGTGACCTTCTGGGTACTCTGGCGGGAGCATGTTGTCGTATCGTGTCTGTGCTGATTGCAAGGTCATGTTGTTATCCTCTGTAGTTCTGCTTAATTGCTATTTCGATTGACTCAACCAGCTCTTGAGCGCCAGCCAGAGCAGCGTCATAAGCTGCTGAACCCTTGCGACCAGATTGCTTGGCAACAATCTCGATCACGATGTCCTTGGCTCGGCCTTGTGGGACATAGCCGTTGCGGTAGCCCTGCGCGATGCTGAAGCAGAAGTCGCCACCAGCGGCATCCAGAACACTGACTACCGGAGCAACGATGGTATTGGTACGAGCCAACTGATCCTTACGTGCTGCGTATGCCTTCTTGTGGGCGACCTCAGAGTCAGTAAGGCCACCGTTGGCATCACGCTGCGCTTGCAGCTCTGCATCGTATGCAGCCTTGCGAGCAGCCTGCTCTGCCTGACGCTTGGCTTCACGTACTGCTTTGGCTTTCTGCTTGATAGCAAGTTTGACTTTGCTGATCACTTCAGTGTGTGTGGTTTTCAGCACACAGTCAGTACCTACACAGAACTTTGCGCCAGTAGCGTCAACGATGATGCAGTGATTGTTAATGCAAGTACCACAGTGATCACAAGAGAAGTGGCAGAACTCGGGCTTGCTACGCATCTGAGCGTTGTACGCCTCTGGATTAGCTTCTTGCAAAGACTTGGAAGGAGCAGACCATACAGCAACAAACCTGAATGGAGCCGTGCCAAACTGGAAGTGCTTGTGGACTGTTGTTGTTTGCATTGCCGTACCCTCAAAATGTGTGTACGAGTATAGTGCGCCTTTCAGCGCACCTTTGCAATACCCCGTTGCAATATTTTTAACTCATCAATCTTGCGAGAAAGAGCCTCCCTCACAGATTGCACAGTCTGCGGGATGATGCGCTTTTCACCCGATTTCATGTAGACAACCAGCCGTTCACTCTTGCCGATTTGCCGAGCCATCTCAGCATTGTCGTAACTGAGTGCGCGTTGTATCTGATTAAATTGTTCACTGTTCATACCTACCTCAGAACGGGAGTGTCGAGTCTTCAAAATCATCGTAAGCAGGTGCTGGCTGCGGTGCTGGCCTTCGACCATGATTGCTGTGTTGCTGCTGACGAGATGGTGCATTGTTCCTGCCCTGCATTTGCTGTCCACCGTCCTTCCAGAACACTTTGCAGTTGCCAAGGATAGGGCCATTGTGGCCAGCTTCACGGTTCTGCTTGCTCTCGTCCTGAGTGATCATGCCGCTGTTACCGTACTTATCCTCTGTGTCCAGATCGACAAAAACAGTTGCGTCCAGATAGATCCCTTTGGCTCCTTTGTACAACAAGGATTTATCGATCTTGCTTACATCAATCTTTAACTTCACGCCTACTTTGCTCATGCGATTTTCCTCACGTTAACGGTTGGTAAAACAATCTTCTTGCGCTTGGGTGGTTCGGTATCTGATTTCCAATAACTGTAGAACTCCGACAAAGCCACAATGCACTCCTGCCAGTAATCGTCATCAAAAGGCACTTCGTGAATCTCAAGACCCTCTGGTGTCCAGCAGACAAAATGAGCCAGCTCTCGTCTTGTAATAAAAAGCTGACCCTGCACCTGCGGCATGTAGTGGTCTGGGACTTTTCCGTAAAGTTCCATACTTGCGGGACACTTGGCCTCCACAACGATGTCATCACCTACATAACCGTCAGGAGTGCATCCCAGCCAGTCATGGGTAGGCGATATGATAAAACCCTGCTTACCACCAGCGGACTCCACGATCTCTCCTGTAAAGCACTCATACGCGGTTATAGCGTGATGCTCGTTTGCTGATCCCCACTCGGTTGCAGCATTGCCTTGGAATCGCTCCTCACGGCCTGTGAGCTGCCGCCAGAGCTTTTGGCGAGAGTCATAGCCAACACCAATGGCTGAAGCGAAAACGCTTGCTGTCAGCCTGCCTTCTCTGTCTGGTGACAGGCTCAAGATATGCGCTCCTTCACTTCGGCAAACACTCCAGAATGCGCCTCTCGCTGCTCTATCGACAACCCTTTCCACACTGCTTTTAATGCGTCAATGTCAAGGCAGGCGTGGATAGACTGACTGATAGTAGCGTCAACAGTCAGCGTCTTAACTGGCTTGCTGCGCTGGGCTGTGTGTTCGTCCGTGTCAGCATCCTTTGTGTCATCGATTGCCAGCAGCCCATTGAGCGCATATTTGCGTGCATATGAGCTTGCTGTCCCGGTAATTTGCGAATCGTCCATACCTTTTTTGTCCAGAGACTCACGGGCAAACGCCGTTGCCTGACCAATTACCTCAGTACCCTTGTAAATGGTAGCCGTGGCTTTGACGTAAACACGATCCAAGACCGCCACCATTTCGTCGGACAAGATAAGGTGGCAACGATGGTCAGCCAACAAAGGCTTAACGGCCTCAACAATATCCTCACACGAACGATACCGATATTTACCAAAGCTATTAAAGTTGCCCTTTGGGGCTTTAAGTTCTGCCTGAATTGCTGCTAATGTCATTTTGTTATCCTCGTGGTGCGGTGTGTGTTCGCACATTAAAGCACCATAAGTGCGCTCATGCAAGCACAATAATAGTTTACTTTGCAAAAATAGTGTGCTTAAAATGGCGCATCAACAACGGAGGATGTGGCAGTGGCAAACATGGCAGCGGTAAACAAAGCGATCAAGGCTCAGTTTCCATACCTTGATATTGAGGCGGTACGAGGTAGCGGGTACGTGTACTTTGTGGGTGATGATGGGCTGGACAAGGTTTACTCAATCTATTCTCACCCACCAGCGACTCCGACCTCATTAATGATTCAAATGGCAATCGAAAATATACAGTGGAGTTTGGGATGATCAGCTTTAGCATTGACTGGACGGCCTCCTTGGAAAAGGAAGAGGGCAAGAAGCAAGACCCGTGGGACAGCTTGGTCAGCATGAAGCCGGATAAGAACCTTCCAGCAGCACCGCTGACAGACTACATGGGCAGCAAGTACGATATCTTCTGCATGTACCTGCCGAGGAAAGGGTTACCGGCCTGCGAACCAGTGAAAGCCTACAGCAGCGGTCATGTGAAGATCATGGAGTGCAGGGGTGTGTTTTACATAACGACTATAGATGGGGTGGTTTATGAGAGACCAGAGCAGCGTTGCAGGCGGTAGCATAATGAGCGATAATCACGACATGAACACAAAGAAGATATCAGTGACAATACCTGCAAACTTGATTGAACAGATCAAGCTGCTGGCTGAAAGTGAGAAACGCAGCTTTTCAAATATGCTGAGTTGTCTTGCGGAAGAGGCTTTAAAAAATAAAGCCGTATGACCTTCTGACGGGACTCATACGGCTTCAACACACAAAACGGGAAGCATTATAGCAATGCACTATTACCAATTCAATATCGGTGACTACGCTAGTCACACAGCGCACCTAGACCCGATTGAGGACATAGCCTACCGGCGTATGCTGGACTACTGTTATCTCAATGAATGCGGCCTGCCAGAAACCATCGAAAGCATTGCCAGAGTCATCCGTATGCGAACGCATTGCGAGTGCATTGCGACCGTATTGCGAGAGTTTTTCTATGAGCATATTGATGGCACATGGCATCACACGCGAGTAGACAACGAAATACTGGCCTACAAGGGCAAGTCTGCTAAGGCATCTGAGGCAGCACGTAAACGCTGGGATAATGTCGATGCGAACGCATTGCGAACGCAATCCGAAGGCAATGCTAACCATAAACCAATAACCAATAACCATAAACCATTAACCATAGTAAAAGAAAAGACCAGTCAGCGTTTCACGCCTCCCACACTCAGCGAGGTAATGGCTTACTGTAACGAGAGGGGAAACCAAGTAGACCCGCAACGGTTTATTAATCACTATGGAGCCAATGGATGGATGCGAGGCAAGAACAAGATCAAAGACTGGAAAGCGTGTGTGCGAACGTGGGAACAAAACGACAATCAGACGACGACAGTAAAACCAGTTGAAACATACGAAAGCACAGTTGCAAGATTGACCGACAGATCATGGGCAAAATAACTAACAGACCGTTGACACTGAGGGTATGGCAATGAACACAGAATCACAATCACAAGCAATACTGCGACACATGCAGCAGGGTCATGAGATAACCGCTTTGGAGGCTCTGATTCGATTCAACTGCATGAGGCTGGCAAGCAGGATCAGAGACCTCAAGGACATGGGCATCGACATTGCTGACCGATGGGTGACCCGCGACGATGGCAAGCGTTTCAAGGCGTACAGGATCAAGGCATAACTAAACAAAAAGGGTAAGCTGCACCCATGACGCAGCGAGGGAAAAGAAAATGGCTTTTAATGTAAAACCGTTCAAAGAAGTTTTAGCAATGACCAAGGAAAAAATTGACGAGGCTCTTGCACCGATCAGGGCGCGAGCTGCCAAAGCAAAGGCGGATCTGGAGTCGGCAAAGTTGGAAGAAAAAATGGTGTCGCTAGAATCCGACATCCACAAATTGTGCGCCGAAAAAGAGCTAAACTTTGACCGCATTATCGACAAGATTGATGAGTTTGAGTTAGCAGAGCGCAGGAAAAAGCAGATCGACAAAATCATTTCTGAGCTGTTTCCGGGGGCATGATGTCTGTGCATTATGAAGAAATTGTAAGAATGAGAAGGCAGCAGGAAGAGGCTTACCACAACGCCATGCGTTCACAGAAGCAAGGTATTTCTGGGCTGGTGGGAATGGGAGTAGGTGAAATGGGAATGCAGCAGGCTATTCGTGGGCAAGATCCATTTGCCCAAACGCCAGATGTTCAGCCTGAAAAAAATCCAAAACTTTTGTTGCTGCTTTGATTGATGCTCCCGCTTAAACAGGGGGGCATGCAAAAATAGGTAATTTTTAATGGAATTACAGCTCATAAAAATGCCCGGCGGTATGTTCCGGCCAGCAAACCAGCATGACGCTGACGCTGTTAGGAACATAGCCAATGGCAGCGTACTGAACGGTAAATTCGTCCAGCCACGTAACCCAAAGTTTCACCGGAAGTTCTTTGCTATGCTCGGGTTCTTTTTCGAGCTGTGGGAGATCCCAGACGATCTGGAGTACAAAGGGATAAAGCCTGAAAAGAACTACGATCAGTTCCGCAAGGATATCCTGATCTTGGCTGGGTTCAGAGACATGGTTGCCAACATCAAGGGTGAGGTCAGGTTTGTTGCCCAATCAATCAGCTTTGCATCAATGGGTGATGATGAGTTCACTGAGGTCTACCGGCTGGTCTTCAATACCTGCTGGCGACATGTCATGAACACCACCATCGTAAAGCTGACACCAGAGCAGGCTGAGAACACTATCAACCAGATGCTGGAGTTTGATTGATGCGGAAATGCCGCACTTGCAAAGTACCTATTCCCACTTTTGCCAAGTCGGATACGGTCTATCAAAAGCGCGGCTGCTGCGGTGAGCAATGTGCGCTGGCGTTTGGCAGGCTGGCCATCCAGAAGAGCCACAGGCAAAAGGAGCGCGAAAAGGTTAAGGCCGCTAGGGTAGCCAAGGGTGAGCAGAGAAAACAGCGTACAGAGCAGCAGATCAAGCTTAAAACGCGAACAGAATGGATGAAGGAGGCTCAAGTAGCCTTCAACAAGTTTATTCGACTTCGGGATGACCTGCTGCCCTGCATCTGCTGCAATAGCTGGGGAAAGGATGAGGACTGGTTGGTAGGCGGCAAGTGGGATGCTGGTCACTTCCTAAGCCGTGGAGGGTTCCCTGAATTGAGGTTTGAGGAATTGAATTGCCACAAACAACTCAAGTCATGCAACGCAGGGTCATCAAAGTACGCCAGAAAGGGTAGGACAGTATCTGAAGGCTACCGGCTAAACCTGATTAACAAGATTGGGCTTGATAAAGTCGAGTGGCTGGAAAGCCATCATGAGGAAAAGAAATATACGATAGATGACCTAAAACAAATCATCACCGAATACAAAGCAAAGCTGGCAGAGTTAAAAACCCGCCAGCCAGCAAATTAGAGGAACAGCAGGATAAACATACCAGCACTCAGGATGCAGGTAGCAATACCGCACAGCATATCAATATGTCTCGGACTCATCGTGATGCTCCCAATACTGGCAGGACAGTTTCTAAAGCAGTGGCAAGCAACATATCCCGATCAGGATTGCCATTGCTATCAACATCTGGCGACAGTTGATCGTAGAAGGCTTTTAACATGTCCCATGCCTGTCGGTACTCAGCACTAGGCAGATCGTGTGCCACAGCAGCCTGTAGAGCGGTTGTGATGTACATTGTGCGGCTCATCTCACACTTGTGAGCAGCCTTGGTGAGCTGTCTCAACAGGCCGTCTGGCATACGCAAACTGGTTGCGGTGGTTGCTTTGTCGTTGTTCATGGTCTTATCCTCTGTGTGTAGCCGTCCTTGGCCGCTGATTGTTATAATCGGACAGAAACGCACTTGGCCGTTACAAGCCCGACAAGCTCAAGGATGTTTAGCTGGCGCGTGTCTATCTGGTTGCTGTACCCGTCCTTGGGGATGTCCAAGCCGATAAATGCGGCAAGCACAACACATGCCGCCCTTTCGTTGGCAGTATTTTGAGCAATCTGCTCCTGAAATTTATCGCCCCTGTTGACGTGGTATTCAAACATATGCCTGTCGCGCAGAATTGCAGCAACAATTTCGGCTTTTGACATCTTGTTTAGTTCTTTTTCTGGCAGTTTTGCCAGAGCTTGAAAATTTATCATCGTGTTGTCCTCCTCGGACGCTTTGGTTGGTGGCCGGTAGTGGCCGTGGTTTGGTTAGCCTTTAGCGGCTATTCTTTCGTTTGCATCAAGGTAATCAAAGTATGCGCCTTCTACAAACCAAGGCTCCATGTCTAAAGCAATGGCCGCTGTCATAATGTGGTCAGCATTAGCAATAGAGCATCCAGCGACCTCAAGCACTTTTAAGAGTGCTATTTGGAGTGCTATTTGCTCTGGTGTCTGTTTTGCTTTTTTCATTTTCCGTTTCCTCTGGCCGCACCATGCCGCCGATGTGAGTAACTATAATCGAGTGCGTATCACAACGCAATAAAGTAGCGCAGTGCAATACAGCAATCGTTTGTATCGATAAAGCAAAAATCAATAGATTTTATTTATGGACAAAAAAAGCAAAAAATGTCCGTAGAATGATATTCTCATGTGGCGGCACTCCGAAGCCGTGACTGTGGTGTGGTTCCTTTTTGCCCTGCTTGTCAGGGCATTTTTATTGCACAAAAACACGCACACATGCATTAAAACGAAATCTGCGCTATCATTGTCACAGCAGGCTGACCATCAAGCCTAGCAGGTAACAGCACTGGGCAAGCCCAATAGGAGTGAGCATGAACAAGCAACTCACTGATAAACAAGAAATATTCTGTAGAGAGTATCTTATTGATCTAAACGCATCCGCTGCGGCACTGAGGGCAGGCTACGAAAAGAAGTGGGCAGCAAAAAACGCCTCCCGCCTGACGGAAAATGACGGAGTTGCCAAGCGTATTCAAGAACTTAAAGACAAACGGGCTGCAACACTCAAGATAGATGCCGAGTGGGTTCTTAAAGAATGCGTTGAGTCGTACAAGTACAATAAAGAAAAGGTGTTCAACAACTTTGGCATGGAAGGTATGCGAAACCCTTCTGTTGCAGCCAAGTTCCTTGAGATGGCAGGTAAGCACGTAGGTGTTAAAGCGTTTGACCAAAACCATGAGGCTAAAGTACCTGAGCCACTCAAAGACCTGACACTGGATCAACTGATTGAACTGAAGAAGACACTGGAAAGCTACGGTGTCGTATCAATTCAATGACCAGTATAGTCCCACAGGATCTGTACAACCAGACGATGATCCTGATCGACAGACAGGTATGCAGCAATAGCCTGCACGAGTTCGTCAAGTCAGCATGGCACGTGATAGAGCCGGGCGTTCCATACGTTGATGGCCCACACATACAAGCCATCTGCGAACACCTTCAGGCTATCACTGACGGAGAGATACGCTTCCTGCTGATCAACATTCCTCCAAGGCACGCCAAGTCAACAATAGTCAGCGTGCTATGGCCATGTTGGGAGTGGATCAACAGACCACAGGAGAAGTACCTGACAGCATCTTACTCAGGCATCCTGTCTACAAGAGACAACCTCAAGGCAAGACGACTGATCACCAGCCCGTGGTATCAGGCACGCTGGGGAAGCATAGTTGAGCTATCAGGCGACCAGAACCAGAAGACCAGATTCGAGAACACTGTCACTGGTTACAGGATAGCCTCATCAGTAGGTGGTACAGCAACAGGGGAAGGTGGATCAAGATTGATCCTAGACGACCCGCACTCTGCACAAGAGGCTCAATCAGATGCCATCAGAGAGTCTGCAATAGAATGGTTTGACATGGTCTGGTCAACCCGCATGAACAACCCTAAGCGTGATGCAATGGTCACCATCATGCAGCGCCTACACGAACAAGATGTCTCAGGCAGGATCGAAGAGCTGGGTGGATGGGAACACTTGTGTCTGCCTGCTGAGTGGGATGGAGTTAAGCGCAAGACATCTCTCGGCTATTACGACAAGAGAAAGACCGAGGGTGAGCTGCTGTGGCCAGCCAGATTCGGCAAGAATGAAATCGATAAACTTAAAGCGGTGCTGGGTGAGTACGGTGTCGCCGGTCAGCTACAACAAAAGCCAGCGCCTCAGGGTGGCGGTATACTCAAGCCAGACAAGTTCCGTCTGTGGCCTAACACAAAGGCTCTGCCGCCATTTGAGTACGTCCTACAGTCCTACGACACAGCCTTCACTGCAAGCACCCAGAACGATCCTACAGCCTGCTCAGTGTGGGGTCTGTTCTTCTGGGAGGGTTGCTATAACGTCATGGTCATCGACTCATGGCATGACTACCTTGAGTACCCAGACCTACGCGCACGGGTAATCAAGGAGTGGACGGCAAAGTACGCAGGAGATAAGACTGATCCGACCAACAAGGCACGCTCACCAGACCTATGCCTGATTGAGAAGAAGGGATCAGGGCAGTCGCTGCTGCAAGATCTGGCTCAGGCTAAGATCATCGTAGCGGAGTATAACCCCGGCAATGCGGACAAGATCTCAAGAGCGCACATGATAACGCCACTGCTCGACGCTGGGCTGGTGTGGATACCCGAAGGCAAGAGGGGTGACACATGGCCAACATGGGCTGACCCAATGATGAAAGAGTTATCACGATTCCCCAAGACTGAACACGACGACTATGCGGACAGCGTAACCCAAGCACTGCGCTACATCAGAGACCTTGGATACCTTTCCCTTGCACGCACAAACAGGTATGATGACGAAGCAAGACCGCAGCAAACACAGGTGATCAATCCATACGCTCAGTGAGGTCATTATGTCAAAAGAGAAGAAGCCGGTCTGGGACAAGTCGCGTCCTAAAGACCTCGGTAAGCCTACAGCACTCAAGCCAGCCCAGAAGAGATCAGCTAAAGACATGGCTGAAAAGGCGGGTCGCCCTTACCCGAATCTCGTTGACAATATGCGTGCGGCGAAGAAAAAGAAATGAGCGACAAGTCTAAGATGAAGTGCAACACTCCCAAGCGAACCCCATCGCACCCGACAAAGTCGCATGTTGTTAAGGCATGCAAGGACGGTGAGGAGAAGTTGATTCGTTTTGGACAGCAAGGTGTGAAGGGTGCTGGCAAAGCCCCTAAGACCGAGTCAGAGAAAGCACGCAAGGCATCCTACTACGCACGCCATGATGCCCAAGACCCTTCCCCAGACAAGATGTCGGCTCGGTTTTGGTCGCATAAAGTTAAGTGGACAATCGCACCAATTGGTGTTGTACTTCTCTTGTCAATGACACAAGGGGAAGCACATGCCCAACTACAACTTAATGCTGACAACAACATGTCCACACTGTTTACAGTCAAGAGAGGCTAGAGGAGATGTTGTAAGAAAAGCGGCCAGAGAAAACCGACAGCTTTATTGCAAGCCTTGTAGAAATAAACTCCGCTTCAGTGAGAAGGGTCATCCAACAAAAGGAACCGGAGTCAAAAACAGCCCTGAAATGTTAGGGGCATACAAAAGCTACACAAGAGCCAAGAGACGAAGTTCTCAAGGATCAAAACACCATGCAGCTTATGAAGCTGTAGAGTTTAAATTTGAATCGTTTGAGGAGTTTTATGCTTTACTTGGCCCGAGGCCGGAAGGGCATACGATAGACAGGATTAACCCGCTAGGACACTACGAGCCTGACAACGTAAGATGGGCGACAAGACAGCAGCAAGTAGATAACAGACTACCTAGAAACTACTGGGTTAATAGACAAAGTTAAGTGGTGACCCTATGAAGCACGCACAGTACGACCAGAAGAAGATCGATGCACTCGCCTCTGAGCTGATGGAGCCGCAGCGATTGGCTGGCGGCGGTGCTATACGCAGGGCGGCAGAAGCGATAAATTCGATTAATGTGCGTGGCGCAGACATACCTGTAAGAGAGCCGTCTGACAACATAACCAATGTCATGAGGTCAAACTTTCAATACCCTAAAATTATTGGAAATCAAACCCTAAGCATTGACAATGTCAGCGGTGGCGTAAGGTTTGACTCAAATGAAAGACGCAGGGTTGATGATTTATCTGC